CGATTGCCCTTGTAAATTCAAGCGAACATTATGGGGTGGATGAACTGGAAATCAAGTGTTTCTTTGCGGAAACATTTGTGCCGATTGAAAAGACCACTGACTATACTGCAGCGTATGAGTCTAACACCTTGACAATTACGCTTGTGGGGGATAGCGATTATTACGATTCAGCGAAGCTGAAGATTGTTTGCCCTTATGTGTATAACGAGGGCACGATTGCAGCTGCTAACCTGATTCTTGCGGAAGATATCGATACCGGAGAAACACCAGGATCAACAGTAATCGCCAGGGTATATCGCACAGGTATATTCAACAGAAAAGCGATATTACACGACCCGAAAGCAGTTGATGGAATCAATGACGTCACGAAAGAAAAGCTTCGTAGCGTCGGGATCTATCTCAACGACTCAATTTCTATTTAACGAGGAGGTAAAAAAGCTATGGGAAAAAGCTTGATTGGGACCAATGCTATCAATCCTCATGACGGACTGATAGCAGCACCGTGGCCTCCGGCTGACGTGTTTCACATCACAGTAAGGAAGCTGGTCGCGGCCGCGACACTCAAACGCGGAACTTTGCTCGATCTTTCATCCGGTTCTGGCGGAGACGGCAAATATGTTATCCACGGCACATCAGCAGGTGCCGCCAATGAAACCTTGACACCAAACTGCATTCTTGCAGAGGATGTTGAGGTAGGAACAGAGGCTGATGTTACAGCACTCGCTTACCGCACCGGACATTTCTGTGAAAACAAGCTTATTGTCGCATCAGGTGCATCAATCGATGCAAGCGACAAGGAAGCACTCAGAGATGTTGGAATCCTGCTTAGCGACGGATTTTCCGTTGAATAATCAAAAGAAGGAGGCTAAAAATCCATGAATCTTAATATTCTTTCATCCCATGCGTTGATCCGTTCGGCAAGCCAGCTCGTACGCCCGGTCACCTTCCTGAGGGACCGCTATTTCCCCACCAACGATGCGACGGATATCTTCAACACTGATGATGTACTGATGGAATTCCAGGACGGAAACAAAAAGCTTGCTCCGTTCGTAGCACCTCGCAAGGGAGGTATGACAATCCTGCGCGAAGGTTACACCATGGAGCGCTATACTCCCCCGACTATTGCTCCGAAGAGACCGTTGACTGTTGACGATCTCAACAAACGTGGATTCGGGGAAGCTCTCTTTACCCAGCTCACACCGGAACAGCGCCAGGCTGCCTTGATCTTCAGGGATATGCAGGAGCTGGACGATATGATCGCAAGACGTGAAGAAGCAATGGCCGCAGAACTGTTGCTCAATAACAAGCTGGTAATGAAGCACTATGCTGATGACACCGGCAAGTATGAGGAAATGGAAATCCAGTTCTACTCTGGATCAAATCCCAATTCTGCAACCCTGGCTAAATACTGGGACAAGGAAGGAGCAAATATACTCGGTGACCTGGCAGTCCTCGTTCGCAAAATAACTTCTAAAGGTTTGCCTGCAACCGATTTGATATGCTCTCCGGATGTTGCTGATGTAATCGTTCGTAATGACGATATAGAGAAGTTCCTGGACAACCGCAGGTATGAACTGGGCAGGGTCAATCCTGAATTGCTCCCGGCCGGTGCTGCTCTCATCTGCGTGCTGAACGTAAACGGCAGATACATCAATGTATTCAGCTATGATGAAACATACACTGCAGATAACGGCACCGATACCCAGTTTATTACTTCTAAGTATGCGATCCTGACCGCTCCGAATTGCGGACGTACTCTTTACGGAGCCGTTACCCAGGTTGAGCAGGATGACGGCCTGTTCCATACCCGCGCAGGAAGACGCATACCGAAGTATGTAAGCGATCCTGTCGGAAATACTAGGGAACTCACACTGTCCAGCCGTCCGCTGCCTGTTCCGAACAATAAAGGCGCTTGGATAGCATTCCAGGCTATTTCCTAATGCGCTGAATGAAAGGAGACAAGTATCATGGCAGTGATCATTACAAACGGTACGGTTGTCTACAATAAGGGGAAAATCTCCGTTGCCATTACTGAAGCCGATGGCGTTCAGGAACTTCCCGCCGACATCGAAGCCCGTCTTGTAGCCGCAGGTGTTGCTCGGTATGTGGGTAAGCCAACGCCAATAAAAGAAACACCCGATAAAGCTGTTGCAACAGCCTCTGAACAGACAAAAAAAGATGAGCCGAGTAATAACATTACCGATGAAAACGGCAGCTCTAAAAGCGAAACAGAAGCCCCGAAAGGTATACCGAGCTACAACGCGGACATGAAATCGACGGAGCTGCGCGAGATCATGAGTGATTACGGAATCCCCTACAAGGTCGGAATGTCAAAGGCAGATATGGTGGCTGCTCTTGACGAATATTTCAAAGAGGAATCCGGAGAGGATTCCGATGAAGGATCCGAAGGAGACGAAGAAGCACCACCTGATCTTGGAGCCGAGGAGCCGGTATTATGAGCGGATTTAAGGATATGGTTGAAGCTGACATCAAGCGTGTTTTTACCAATCCTTCAGAATTTGCCGAGCTACACACCATTATTTATGATGGTGTAACCTATGAGAACATTCCGGTTGTACTATCCGGCATCAAGGAAAAGGATAGACGACAGCTTGTGTCAGACCATGTCCAGGGCCTGTTCCTTGTTACCGCTGTTCTTCATTGCGCTGCTTCCGACCTTGGCGGCGTAGTCCCGGAAAAGGGAACAAAAATAAAAATCAGCGACAGCGAAGACGGAGAATTTTTCCGGGAGTTTTATGTCGGTAACTCCGTCAACGAGATGGGCATGATTCGTTTGGAACTGGAGGCGATTGACGAATGAGTGTACGCATATCAGAAGTCGGCGCCAATAGTTTAAGTCGCATAAATAAAATACTTGCCGGCATTCCGGGCGGAATATGGAAGGCCAGCTATGCTGCCTTAAAGCGTGCCGGCGATACGGCAAAAACCCGGGCCGGGCAGTTTGCAGCAGAGGTATACACTATCAATAAAGGCGACTTCATGAAGCATGTCCATCAAAAGACCCATATCAAAAGTGAAGCGGGAGGCATTGTTTCCATGAGTATCACTTACGCCGGAAACGTCCTCCCGCTTTTAACATTCAATACGAAATTTTCGAGGAACGGTCTCATCCAGACACAGGTAAAACGAGAAGGCGCAACCGCTGTATTGGAGCATGCATTTGCCGCAAGAGTTTTCGGGCCTATTGGGGTATTTGAGCGCGTGACCGAAAAACGCTTCCCGATAGAACAGAAATTCGGGCCATCTACGGCACATATGATGAGCAGCGAGCAAGTCGTTGAGAAAATGGATGCTACTGTGCGTGAAACCTTTGAGCGCCGCCTGGAGCACGAGATCACCAGGGTCCTCAACGGATGGGGAGGTAAATCATGAATCGGATAACCCTGCTTGAACAGCTCAAGGAATTTTCAAAAGAAGCTGTCGGCGATATGATTTTGCCCGTCAGCAAACAGAAGGGTGACGCTGAGCAAGGAAGCCGGGCAGCCGATATTCATTTGATGCGTCTCCCTGATAGCAGTCAAGCAAAAAAGAAAGCGCCATATATCATACACCAGCTGATCACAGGAAAGGATATACAGCCTACAGGCGAAAATGTGGCCGCAACAGCAGTCGTCCGCTCTATCTTCTGCGTCTATAACGACAATGAAGAGGAAGGAGCCTTAATGCTTGTTAACCTTATGGAGCGGTTGCGTATCAGCCTGCTGAGAAAGGTGGTTATCGGGGGACAATTTCAGCTTGACCTGGAAGCTGGCCTGGAAACACTGATTTACCCTGATGATACTGCCCCTTATTATGCTGGTGAAATGATAAGCACATGGAAGCTTCCATCAGTTGAAAGGGAGGTAAGGCCATGGCTGTAAAAAAGTCATCTGCAGCTAAAACGGCTGCGAAAAATGAAATGGTGGAATCTAAGCCTGCCGACATTGAGTTGGCAAGGCAGGATGATGAAACCAACGATGCCGGTGTTCCTGAAAACGTAAGAGAACCGGCATCTTTTTGTGTTTATATCGGACCGAGTATTCGCGGAGTGATACAATCCGGAACAATCTATAGCGGGTCTTTGGAGGAGACGTTGAAGTTTCTCTCCCCCGCTATTGAAAAGTACCCGTTGATTGCGAAGCTGATCTCTACCGATAAGACCATCGCCGAGGATCGTGTAAAAGTAAAAACTGCCGGGAACCTGCTGAATGTGTATTACAAGAAGCTGGCAACCGGAAGAAAGGAGTAATCATTTTGAGAGGGAGAGTAACAAACTTAACCGGAGAAAGATTTGGAAAACTTGTAGTCATTCAGCGCGTCAGTAATGATAGCGACGGTCATGCGAAATGGGAGTGTTTATGCGAATGCGGGAAAACCACAATCGCCAGAGGACAGAACCTCATTAAAGGAACAGTAAAATCGTGCGGTTGCTTAAATGCTGCATTAGCGAGTGATAGATGCAAACGCAAAAATACAACTCATGGTGGGAGAAAAAGCAGGCTTTACTCTATTTGGATTGGCATGCATAACCGTTGTACACGTCCTTATGTTAAAGGCTATAAAAACTACGGAGGACGAGGAATAAGAGTTTGCGCTGAATGGCATGATTTTGAAACGTTTAGAGATTGGGCGCTCTCCCATGGCTATAAAGATGGGCTCACCATAGACCGTATTGATAGCAACGGAAACTATGAGCCCGATAATTGTCGATGGATAACGCTATCAGAAAACATTAGAAGGAGGAAGTGTATATGAATCATGGCGTATATGTAACTGAGCAGGCCACCAGCGTCGGAACTCCTGTCGTTGCAGAATCCGGCATACCTTTTGTTGTCGGTATCGCGCCTGTACAGAGCGCCGGTTCGCCGGCCAAAGTCGGAGTGCCTGTTCTCTGCACGAGCTTTGAAGAAGCAAAAGAAAAGCTTGGCTACTCGGATAACTGGAAAGACTATACCTTATGTGAGTTTATGTACTCACACTTTAATCTTTACGGCTGCCAGCCTGTCATATTCGTAAATCTGCTTAACCCGGCGACAATAAATGAAGCCGTTGCTGCAGCTGATAAGAATGTCGTCAATCATAAGATCGCACTTCCCATTGAAGCCATCAATGATGGAACGCTGGTTGTTAAACCGGCCGGCGGATCAGGAAACGCCTATGACAAAGACACAGATTATGCTGTGTATTATGAAGGCGAATACTGCTACATTGAGCTTCTGCCTGGCGGTGCCGCATACAGCGCGGAAAGCCTGAACGTAGCCTATAAGAAGGTTACTCCCGGTTCTGTTGATGCTGCGGCCGTCGCAACAGGAATGGAAGCGATTGAGCAGTGCATGGCTACTCTGGGTATCGTTCCGGATCTCATTTGCGCTCCTGGATTCTCTCAGGAAAGCACTGTTGCTGCAGTTATGGCAACAAAGGCGGCAGGCATTAACGGTATGTTCAGGGCAAAAGCGCTGATTGACATCAGCACTGAAGCGGCCGGCGGAGCTGATGATTACAGCGAAGTAGTAGCGCTGAAAAATTCAAAGAACTTCACTGATGAAAACATGATCGTTTGCTGGCCGCTGCTGAAGCTCGGAGATAAGACTTTCCACATGTCGACACAG